AATCGTCCTGCATTGTAATATTTTCCAATATTATAGGGATGTCTCTTTTTTCTTTAATCTCTTCCACTAATTCTACTGTCAAATTATATGATGGTTGAAAATATGGTAAAATTTGTTCAACAATTTGCAAAGCATCATCGTTTAATTTTGTCATAATGCTCAGTTCAAACTGCATATTATAAGGAACTGGCATGTATGCTTTTTTAGTTTCTGACCCATCATTTGGATCTTTTACCGTAAATGTTTGAGTGGTTGAAACCTTTCTTGCTGGATCATAAGTTAATCCAGTAAATTCAAATGACATTCTAGGCAATGTTAAAGATGTTGGTTTATTTAAATCTGGAGATTGATTTAACCTTGCCAAAAACTTTTGAGTTGGACCGTAAGACAAAGGGACTTTAATAACACTTACTACCTGGTCTGAAGAATTGGTGTGTTTTATTGAAATATTATTAAAAAGTGTACCAAAAGATATGACGGTTCTTCTTAATATTTCGTTGTAAAAATATTCAAACATGTTTAGATCCCTTTATAATATTATTAATACTAATAAATCTTATTTATGGAATCCCAAAAGGATTGCGCTCAGAAAAGTCTATAATCGAGTCTGCTTCTGTCTCTATTTCAGAATTGCTTGAGAATCCATCATCTGGTGGGTTCAAATCTATTACTCTTAATTGATGAGATGATGCAGATTCTGCACCAACTATATTTTCTCCAATTTGGAAAGATCCAGTGACCGATGCAACTTCAAGTTGATTTGTAGATGATTTCCAGGATCTTACTTTTGCTGTTGTTCCACTTATAGATCCTGTAACAGTCTCATTAAATATAAAGTCACCTGTAGAATTCATAGATGGAGAAGTGATTGCAATTGTCGGCGCTACACTATATCCAAGACCAGCATTAGTAATTCTGATTGCAGTTATTGTCCCAGATGCGCTTACAATCGCTGTTGCAGCAGCAGATTCTGTCGTAACACCACTTAAGAATATTTCATTAGTAAATGAGATCTGAGGTGTAGATGTATATCCTGCACCAGCATTTGTAACCGTTATGATGCCAACAACACCATCTCCAATGGTCGCTGTACCAGCAGCCCCTGCTCCTCCACCTCCTATAAACCTAATATTGGGTGCAACTGTATATCCTGCACCTGGATTAATTATATCAGCCTTCTGAACTGATTGTGCGCTTGGATTTACATTATCAGTACAAACAACTATTCCAGAAATCATTACAGCTGTTGCTACTCCAGTTATTCCTCCAGTTGGTGCTGAAGATATACCCACTGTAGGAATAGAGGAGTATCCTCCACCTCTATTTGTAATGGTAATAAGTCTAATACCACCGGAGGTAATAATACCGGATACTGCTGTTGCTGTAATACCTACACCAACAAGAGTAAGAGTTTGCGTATTTCCTAGAACTGTTGAAATACCATCTTCTGTCTGACCGATTGCTCCTGATTCACCTGAAATACCGCCAATTAAAATATCATCAATTTCCGATACACCAGTATCGATAACTTCATCTTCATATCTGAAGAGTTCGCATTTTAATTGATAGACATAATTTTTTTGAAGTTGATAAAATGGTTTTTCGTGCTCAACAAATTTAACCTCAAATAATCTATCACCTAAAGGAAAATATACAAGATCACCCTCTTTGGGTCTTTTTGTTAATTTTACATTTGACTCATTTTTCATTAGAGGTGAAATATAGGTTTCAAATCTTTCTCTAGAAATGATTAATGTTACTTCTTGAGTTTGTTGAATACCAAATTTTGATAATATAGTAGTGTTATCTCCGTATCCTTCAAAATTTTCTAAGTACGCTTCGAGTGGATATGCATCATCAAACATAGACTGTACTACTTCTTTTAGTACAGTTTTTTCAGTTAAATATTTTCTTGGCAAATAATGAATTTCAACGCCATACATTCTCAACTGTTCGTTGATCAGATCCTGAATTAAATTTTGCTCTGATTTGGAACCCTGTTGAAAAAATGGATTAAGCATATTTTTTAACCAATCATATCTAAAGGTGGAAGTTCATAAGTAGACATCATCTTCTCAGATATAACATCTAGTTCTTTTTGAGCATCATCGTAAATTTGTCTACCATTTAACTCAACACCACCTGGAAGTTTCACACCCTGAAACTTAATTAAATTTTGTCCCCACTGCTTCTTAATAAGTGATGTCAAATACTTTTTTAGAAATGAATCATTCCAAACTCTTGAGTAATCGTTTGGATCTAAAGCTCTATAACAATCAATAATAATATAATCACCTACTTGAACGCTTCCCCAATCAATATCCAAGTATAATCTATCTTGTCTCTGATTGAATCTTATTTGTTTTTGTGTTGTTAGAAGAAAGTCCAAATCTTCCAAATATGTTTTGGTCATTGCATATGTTAAGATCTCAGTAGATCCCCAATAGTAAATATCATTCAAAAACAACTGATATTTAACACTAAACATATTATTAGTTGTTGTATTACTACCATCAAAATGGTAGATTTTTGTTATTCCAATAACTGAGGGTGGAATTTGTAAAAAATTACTGTTTTCTTTATAAGAAAAAGTTGTAGAAACTCCAGCAATTGTAGTAGATGCTGTAGTTGTTACAATGCCTGCGCTTGTATCATTAGGTGCTCTTCCTCTATCAATATCTTCCTGCGTTAATTGGTATTTTAGAAATACTTGACCAACACCATCAAAATGCCTTTCTTGAAAATATTGAATAGCATCATCTACAAGATCTTCAATTTGCTCATCAGCAACGTTGATCTCTAAAACTGGAGCTCCCAGTTGTCTTTTACAATAATTTATTAATTCAGACCTAGTTGATGGTTGTGCCATTTACCAATATTCCCCTAAGTGTATTTATGCTGGGGCTGAAGAGATGCCTGGGAGAACTAATATATTACCATTTGTTATATTATAAACTGTTGACCCAGAACTCACTAATACATTATATACATATCTACCTTCAGCAAGACTTCTTGTTGCTGTAGGTCCTAGAGAGATTTCAAATTTACCTCCAGCCGCACTAGTGAATCCAACATTAAAAGTTGCAACTGCATATGCACTAGATCCTATGGAAACGCTTTTTGACATTTGTGCAGATGCGGTATATCCACTAAAATTGAAAGCAGAACTTGATGTATTGACTACATTAAATTTTGCTTTAAAATCTGATCCAGTATTAATAGTGAAATTAGATCCAACTGGTACTCCTGAATCAGGATCAAAAGTAATATTTCTACTTGGCATCAGAAACTCCTAATTTTGCTAAATTTGAAACAACTTCTTGTTGTTTTAAATAAAGTTTATAGTAACATTTAGCAACTATCTTTACCATTTCGAGGTCATCTATACTATCTATCTCAGAAGCAACTTTGAAATACTCAAAACTTTTACTGAGATTTTCTAATTCAATTTTGTCCGGATTTATTTCCATTTAGTAACTCCCTTAGCAAGAATTTTATTTCATTAATATCACTCTTTATACTAGCAACTTCTTGCTCAATAGTCTGTACCTTTTGATTCTTTTCGTTTTTTGCTGCACGTCTTGCAACATATTGTTCGTAGTCCAATTTATTAACATTCAATATTGAATTTGTTTGAGGGTCTCTTGCAAGATCTGCATGACCCTCTACACCATATCTTTCCATATCAAGCAAGTGCAATTACTCTAAGATCCTTAATTCTAGGTACGTATACTTGACTTGTAGAAGTCAATACAATCTTCACACGATATGCTCTAAAGTCAGGCAAGTCATCTGCTGTAAAGGTATACTCCTTAAATTCTGTTGATAATGGACTGAATCCATATGTATTTGTCTTTGGAACAAATATATCAGATTCTCCATTATTATTTGCAGAATCAATAATGCGACCTCTAGTATCAAGATTTGAATATCCTGGGAAGGGAACAAAGATTGGATTTGCACCAGCTTCATTTGCAACATAGTAGAATGCTCTAATATCACATTTTGTGCTAATATGAGCAGCTACAAGAACCTTAAGTGAAGATGCTGAGTTTTCTAAAACAATTTCCTTAGAAATATACTGACATGCTGTTGGGTCAGTGGCAATTTCATTAACTCTTCTATCGGTTGCATAATCCTCAATTACATCATTGACTCTATTAGAAGTAAGAATTACACTTGTTCTTTGACCATCAATAACAGGTGAAACACGACTATCAACCGTTCCCATGAATATTCTCATATTCATAGACTTTGATCCTGGAATATTTGTAAGTCGATTATCCTCATTAACTTTGGAAGCAATCATTCTCGGGGAATCGAGATAATTAGTTTCATTTAAAGTAATTGATTCAAATCCGTTATCAATATATGGAATTTCATTTCCACTAATACTTCTAGTCGTAATAGTTCTTAATTCACCCGTAATATTTGTTCCCCGTACAGTTATATTTTGAACAATGGGGGTAATAATTTCGAATGGCATATTTTGTGATGCCTTTACATTATATCCACCAGCAGATTTCGTTTGATTTATATAAAGAGCCGGAAATCCACTATCATTATTTCTATCATCATTGTCAATATCCAGTGCTCCCATATCCAACTTAATATGATATGCATCAAATGCAATTGGATCTGAGACCGTTACATCATTTAGATCATGTGTCTTATTAATTCTTGCAAGATTAATACCTC